ATAGGGAAGGGGCATGGCGAAGCGGGGCCGGCCCTCCACCTACACACCTGAGATCGCGAAGGCGATTTGCAACCGCTTGGCTGCGGGCGAGACCTTGCGCGCGGTCTGCCGGGGCGAGGAGATGCCGGCCGAGGTCACGGTTCGGGCGTGGGCATTGGATGACGTCGAGGGCTTTTCCGCGCAGTACGCGAGGGCCCGGGAGATCGGCTACGCGACCCTGTTCGACCAGATGCTGGAGATCGCCGACACCCCGCAAGAGGGCGTGACGACGAAGGAGAACGACAAGGGCACCGAGACGCGGACCGGTGACATGATCGAGCACCGCAAGCTTCGGGTCGACACCCGGAAGTGGATGCTCGCGAAGGCCTTGCCGAAGATCTACGGCGAAAAGATCGAGCACAGTGGCCCGAACGGCGGCCCGATCACGCTCGAGGCGCTGATCATCGAGAGCTACGGGAAGCCCGATGAACGCCAGCGCTGAGAAGATCAAGCTCTGGCGCGAGAAGCCGCAGGCGTTCGTGCGCGACGTGTTCAAGGTCACGCCCGACGCATGGCAGGACGAGGTGTTGGAGGCTTTCCCGCACCAGCGGCGCATGGCCATGAAGGCGTGCAAAGGCCCGGGTAAGACGACAGTCGAGGCCTGGCTCGCCTGGAACTTCCTCGCGACACGCGTCAACCCGAAGGCCGCGGCCACCTCGATTAGCGGTGACAACCTGCGCGACAACCTCTGGTCCGAGATGGCGAAATGGCAGGCCAAGTCGCCGCTCCTGCAAGACCAGTTCGAATGGACGAAGACCCGCATCTTCCTGAAGGCGCGGCCAGAGACCTGGTGGATGAGCGCCCGCACCTGGAGCCGCAGTGCCGACGCCAACGAACAGGGCAAGGCGCTCGCCGGCCTGCACGAGGATTACATCCTGTTCATCCTGGACGAGAGCGGCGGCATTCCCGACGCGGTGATGGCGACAGCGGAAGCGGCACTTTCATCCTGCGTGGAAGGCCACATCGTCCAGGCGGGCAATCCGACCAACTTGGAAGGGCCGCTCTATCGCGCCTGTACGTCGGAGCGGCGGCTGTGGCACCTCACGGAGATCACGGCCGATCCGGACGATCCGAAGCGCACGCCGCGCGTGAAGGCCGAGTGGGCACGCGAGCAGATCGAGAAGTACGGCCGCGACAATCCGTGGGTGCTGGTCAACGTGTTCGGCAAGTTCCCACCGGGCTCGCTCAACGCGCTGATCGGCCCGGACGAGATGAAAGAGGCGATGGAGCGCCGCTACGACGAAGGCGCCTACGGCAAGGCCGCGAAGGTGCTGGGCGTCGACGTGGCGCGCTTCGGCGACGACGCCAGTGTGATCTTCCCGCGCCAAGGCCTGCGGGCCTTCATGCCGATCAAGTATCGCAACATCGACGGCGTGCAGGGCGCCGGCGCCGTGGCGCGCAAGTGGGGTGACTGGGGCGCCGATGCCTGCTTTGTCGATGACACGGGAGGGTTCGGCGCGAGTTGGATCGACAATTTGCGCCAGCTCGGCCGCAAGCCGATCGGGATCGGCTTCGCCAGCGCGTCGACCGATCCGCGCTACCACCTGAAGCGGTCCGAGATGTATTTCTCGGCCGTCGAGTGGATCAAGGGCGGCGGCGCGCTTCCCAACGTGCCAGAGCTCACGGCCGCGATGACGCAGACCACCTACACCTTCAAGGGCGACGCCATGCTGCTCGAGCCCAAGGATCAGGTGAAGCTCAAGCTCGGCTACAGCCCGGACGACGCCGACGCCTTTGCGCTGACCTTCGCGCAGCCCGTCATTGTCAACCGCGTCAAGCCCGACTTCAGCAAGCTCCGGCGAGGAATCATCTGATGACGGAGCCAACCGTCCCCGCTGGCTGGCTGCCGCGATCGCTGGACGCTTTTACCTTCGCCCGCATTGAACTGCTCTTCGCCGATGGCGCCCGCGTCAAATGGGACACCGACGGCTATGAGGAGTGGCCGGATAGTGGCCCGCTCCCCGTCGCTTGGCGCCCTGTCGATGCGCCGCCGGGCGCCGCGCCCGACCTCGACATCTTGCGCAAGGGGATCGTCTGATGAGCGACACGACGCCAGCCGGCAGCGACGCACCGAAGCGGATGAACGATGATGCCCTGATCGCGATCCTGCGGCGCGAGGAGGCCTCGGCGACGAACTGGCAGACGTCGGAGCTGTCAGGCCTACGTGTCCAGGCGCTGAACTACTACGACCGCAACCCGCTCGGCGATGAGCAGGAGGGCCAGTCCAAGGTCATCACCAGCGAATTCGCCGACACCGTCGAATCGTTGATGCCGGGCCTGATGGCGGTCTTCGCCAGCAATGACCAGGTGGTGGAGTTCGCGCCGATCGCCGAGGGCGACATGCCGGCGGTGGAGGAGGCGAACGGCTATGTGCCGCACGTCTTCATGCGGGAAAACCCGGGCTTCAGGATCCTCTACTGGTTCCTGAAGGATGCGCTTATGACGCGCTTGGGCGGTGTGGCAGTCGATACCGAGGAGGTGAAGCGCTACGAGACCGACGAAATTGCCGGCTGGACGGCAGAGCAGATGGCCGCGGCCGAGCAGATCGCGATGGAGAAGGGGGCCAGCGAGGTCGACTTCGATGTGTCGCCCGATCCGGAGCCACCGCCCGCGCTCACGTCCGATGGCGATCAGGCTGGCGCTGTCCCGCCCGCGGCCGTCTCGCCGCCGCAACAGGCCTACAGCGGCACGATGCGGACCTGCCGCAAGCGCCAGCAGGTAGTGATCGACAATATCGCGCCTGAGGATGTGCTGTTCACGCCCGGCAGCCGCAATCTCGATGCAGCCTCGTATGTCGGATACCGCAAGGAGGTGAAGGCCTCCGAACTGCGAGAGCTGGGCATCACGCAAGAGGAGATCGACGGCCTGTCGTCGGATCGTTCCCCCTCCAGCGAGGACTACGACCGCGACCCGTCCGCGATCGTCGACAACCAGCCCCGCCAGGACAGTGAGCGCAAGCTCTGGCTGGTGTTGGCCTATGTGAAGGCCGACGCGAATGGCGATGGCATCTCGGAAATGCTGCGCGTGCTCTATGCCCATGCCGGCGGCACCGCGGCCGAGATCGTCGAATGCGAGGAGTGGACCGACCTTCAGGCGCCGATCACGACGGGCTCGCCCATCCTGATGCCGCACACGCTGATCGGCCGCTCGGTATTCGACTAGGTCAAGGATCTGCAGGACGTGGGCACTGCGCTGACGCGCGGCATGCTCGACAACATGTACCTGACGAATCGCCCGCGGCCGGCGATCTCGAGCAAGGTCAACATCAACAGCGTCATCGACTACACGCCCGGAATGCCCATCCAGATGGACGGCAGCGATAATCCGGCTCAGCACATCTCGTGGCTGCAGGTGCCGTCGGTCATTGGACCGGCGCTGCAGGGCCTCGAGTACTTCGCCACCGTGCGCGAGAATCGCACCGGCATCACACGACAGAACCAAGGCCTCGAAGCTGACAGCCTCAACAAGACCTTCGGGGGCATGAAGCTCCTGAAGACCGCCGCGCAGCAGCGACAGGCGCTGATCGCCCGCGTGTTCGCCGAGATCAGCATCACCAAGATCATGCGCGACGTGTACCGGGCCATCAAACGCTCGGCGACGGGCCCGGTTCGCTACTACAACGGGGAGGATTGGGCGTCCTGCGATCCGACGAAGTGGCCCGACGATATGCACCTGGTCGCGTCGGTCGGTATGGGCACCGGCGACAAAGAGCAGGAGATGCAGAACCTCGGCGTTGTCGCGGCCGGCCAGGAGAAGCTGATCGCGGCGCAGGGGGGAAGCCTCAATGGTCCCTTCATCACCAGGAAGCATGTCGCCAGTACATTCCGCCGCTTGGTGAAGGCCGCGGGTTTTCCCGCGCCGTCGCAGTTCATTGCGACCGACAAGGAAATGGCTGCTGCGCCGCCTCAGACGCCTGGCCAGCCGCAGCCATCGCCGGAGATGGCGGTCGCACAGGCGCAGATCGCCACCATCCAGCAGGCCGCGGTGGCCGAAATCCAGATCAAGCGAGACAAGGCGCAAGCCGATATCGAAATCGCGCGCCAGAAGGCGGCGGCGCAGATCGAGATCGAGAGGTTCAAGGCCGGCATGAAGGCGCAGCTCGGCCGAGAGGAGCTGGCGCACGAGACCGACCTGAAGGCGTTGGAGATCACCACCAGTCCGCAGCATCCCGGGCCCGGTGCCACCGAAATCCGTAGCCCTGAGGCCTCCTGATGAGCCAATTCACAATCACCATCGGCAAGCCCGCACAGCTCACGCCCGTGGAACGGGCTCAGCGGGCCCGGCGTGCGCGCGAAGCGATCGACGGCGCCGGATGGGCATTCGACGAATTCTTGTCGACCAAGAACAGCGACCTCCTCGCGACACAGCCGAACGACTCGGCGGCGCGTGAGGAGATTTACCGCGACATCCGGTGCGCAGCGGAGCTGAAGGCGCACCTGATCAGGATCATCGACACCCACCAGGCGGAGGAGAAGGTTCATGAGCGGAATCGGACAGCCGGCGACGACGAATTACGACGCCGGCGACGGCGAAGGCATCAGCGACGCCGAGCTGCAGGCCTGGTCGGAACTGGAAGACGGCGAGGGCGGCGAGCAGCAGGGCGCTGGCGACGATCCGGACAACGATGATGATCAGGGCACGGCTGATCGGGACATCGGTGACGATGACGATCAGGCCGGCCAGCAGGAGTCGACTGCCGACGATGAGCCGCCGGAGTTCTGGGCCGCCGATCGCAAGGCGCTCTGGGACAAGATCGCTGATCCCGAGGTGCGCGCCGCCATCAAAGGCCACGTCGAGGAGGTGTCCAAGGGCACGGCGCGCAAGCTCGAGGAGAGCGCCGCGAAGGTGCGTACGGCCGAAGAGAGCGCCAAAGGCGCGCTCGACAACCAGACGCAACTCGCCGCGTGGTGGCAGGCCAATGGCCAGAAAATCCAGATCGCCATGCTCGGCAAGTGGGCAGGCGTGGACTGGAACAAGCTCGCCAATGACGACCCGGCCGGCTTCGTGAAGGCGCGCCAGCAGTTCGAGACCGATCAGGCGTTCGTGCGCGACATCACGATGCGCCACCATGCCGAGGTGAAGCGCGTCGAGGATCGGAGAAAGGCTGCACACCAAACGGAGCGCGCGGCTGAGCACGACAAGCTCGCCAAGGAACTGCCGGACGAATTCGGCACGCTTGAGAAGGCGCAGAAGACGTACGACGCGCTGTCGGACTACCTGCTGAAGCAAGGCATCGCCCCCGATCGCCTGTCCGGCGTCTATGAGGCGCCGATTGTCAAAATCGTGCGCAAGGCCTATAGGTATGACCAGCTTCAGGCGCGGGCGAAGGGCATCACGACCCCCAAGCCGCCTGGACAATCCGCTTCGACGACACCGAAGCGCCTCGTTCCCGGACCGGGCATTCGCGCCGGCAACCGACAGAACGAAGCAGGACGGCAAGCCTTCCAGCGGTTGGAAAGTGGTCAACGGCTTTCATCGGCAGACGCCGAGGAGCTGTTCGGCTGAGTTTTCAACCGGCCCATCGTGGGGCCAGCGCTAGGAGGTTGTCATGGCGGCACCTGCCAACACGTTTACGACCGGCTCGGCGGTGGGCAACCGAGAGTCGCTGCACGACAAGATCTACATGCTGAACAAGGACGAGTTCCCGTTCATGTCCTCGGTCGGGGAAGGCCGGGCCGCGGCTACCTACGAGGAATGGCAGACCGACGACCTCGGTAACGGCGACGACACCAACGCCAACCTCGAGGGCGACGACAGCACGAACGCGGCCGTCTCGCCGACCGTGCGTGTCGGCAACCGCACGCAGATCGTCAAGAAGGTCTTCCAGATCTCGCGGACCCAGGAGCAGGTCAAGAAGGCTGGCCGCTCGAGCGAGATCGGCATGCAGACGATGAAGCAGAGCCGCCAGATCAAGATGGACGTCGAGAAGATCGTCCTGAAGAACCAGGCATCCAACTCCGAGTCCGGCTCGACGCCGCGCCATCTCGGCGGGATGCTGGCTTGGCTGACGACCAATGTGAGCCGCGGCT